GCGCAGTGCCAGTACCAGTGGTGAAGTACGTGTTGGTCACTCGGCCAAGACGCTGCACTAGGCGACGCTGGATGAAGGCTTCGACGTCGATCTCGGAATCCTGCAGCAGTTCGAACGGGACCGCGACCACTTTGGAACTGAACTTGTAGACGTTCAGGCCAACGGTGCCGAACGTCGGATCAGCGGCAGTGGCAGTCGTGTTTTCCGCGATGAGTTCGCCGGTTTCGGTGGTGCCATCGGAAGTGGGGAACGACATCGAGTTGCCCATTGCAGTCTGAATCACTTCAGCAACGGCACGCATGCCGCCATAAGCCTTCAGTGCGTCGATCAGCATCGCAGCAACTTCGGTTTGCACCGTGTAACCGCCTTCGGCAGGAGTCGTGGTGGACATCGTTGCACGGATGTCTGCCCATTCTTCTGCAGTGATGGCCGAATCGCCCCCGCGCAGCCACTTGTTGTACAAAGCCTTGGCCTTGTTCTTGGCGTCGGTGGGCAGACGGCTGGTGGCACGATCGACCGAGTTGGACAGCTGGCCGTTGAGGTCATCTTCGGCCAAACGATCGTGCAGGGCATTGATGCGGCTGATCTGACCATCGATGTCGTCGATTTCCGCCATGAACTGGTCGTACTGTTCATTGTTGGCAGAAGTCCACTTCTCTTTGTTGTCTTCCAGCAGGGCACGCGCCTTGGTTGCAACGGCTGCACGCTTTTCGCGAAGTTCTTGAATACTGAGTTTCATTTCCATCTCCTAGTTTGGTTGGGAATTACGATCTTTCGATCAACTGCTGCTTGCGCAGCAAGTGCGCGACTTCAGTTCCGTGCGCCATTTTCGGCGCACTATTAAACGCGGATAGGTCCCAGCGATTCTGCGCCTTGACTGGCGCATCAATCATCGAGTCCGCGAATTTCTGGCTGATAGCCTCCTCAGCCGTAAGCCAAGTTTCAGCCGCCATCATGTCAGCTATCGTCTGCTGGTCGATGCCGGTGCGGTTGACGTACTGAGCGGCAAGGGTGTTGTCGATTTTGTCAAGCACCGCAGCCACATCGAGCAAGTCATTGGAATTACCCAGAGCGATGGTCCACGCTTTATGGATCATCATGTACGAACCCGGGGCCATCTGCACATTATCACCAGCGATAGCGACAATAGACGCGGCGGAAGCAGCCAGACTGTCAACCTTTACGTTGATAGCGCCCGGATAATCGCGAATGGCCTGCGCGATGGCCTGCCCACCAAACACACTGCCGCCGGGACTGTTGACGCGGAGATTTATGTCGCCGCCTCCGATATCACCAAGCGCACGAATGAAGGCCATCGGTGACACCCCACCAAACCATGCTGCCTCCTCATCATCGGACACGATCGTGTCATAGAGGTATACGGTGGACTGCCCAGCATCGTTGCGAATCGTGTTGAAACAGCGCGGGCGTGACTTATTCTTCGCGTAAAACGCGAGCAGACGGTTGTTCATCATGGTTGTGCTCCTTGAGAGGGTGCGGTTGCGGTAAGTTGATCGCCACCCTCAATAGGCGGCAGATTCTCCAGACGTCTTACTTCGTTGACGGTCATCCATCCCGGCTCGCCAGCACGACCCAGAGCGATCCGGTATCCTTCATTGCGACTCTTGTAATCGCCGCGCTCCAGACCAGACGTCGAGAACTCCGCAAAATAGCGCTCGTATCTGGGCCAAAACTTCCGATTGATTTCCTGTTCAATCTTCTTCAGGTGGGTGGTGAGTGTGAACTTGACGAAGCCGATGCCCATCTGCTCCACACCACTGCCCCAACTTGTAGTTTTCTCGGTGTGGCCGATCATAAACGGCGGCACCCCAAACACACGGGCGATATCTTCGATCTGGAACTGGCGCGTGCTTAACAACTGCGCGTCCTCAGCATTCAAGCTAAGCGGCTCGACCTTCATGCCACCGAACAGAACTGCGGGCTTGTGCCTGTTCCCACTACCGCCATAGCGCTCTTCCCACGTCTTGCGCAGGAGTTCGATCTGCTTATCGGTGAGGTTGTTCGGTGAGGACAGCACAAAGTCGGGGCGTGCGCTGTTATCAAAAAAGTCGTGGCTGTACTGGTCTGCGGCGAGCGAAATGCCCACCGCATTGCGCAATGCAAACTTGATCTGGCTCATGCCGCGCAAGCCATTGAACCCCGGACCCGGAATATGCAGCATGTCGTCTTGGTCGACAACGAATGCCGACGCATCCTCGGGTGTTAACTTATACTTGAGGCGACCATCGACGCGCTTCACATCGACACGAGTGGGCGACCACGGCTCAAGGCCGACAATTTCGGCACCCCGGCGCAGAATCTGCGCGAATCCGTCGCCCATCAGCAACTTCGATGCTAGTAGATATTCCCACATCGTCGCCGAAGTGATGGTCGGCGACGGCTGTTCATTCAGCAACCACCATAACTTCGAATCCGCACGTTTGCGCTGATCAGGCAGGCGTTCGTAGATGTGCATGGGCATCGATGCGATAGCACCGCCGATTAGCGATATGCATGCATAAACGGCGCTCGACTGCATCGCAGTGATGGCATTGACAGCGCTGCCCCCAGCAACGGTCGTGTTGTATAGTGGGTCCCACGTACTCGACGCCTCGATAGCGCCACGCCCGTGCAGCCATTCCTTCAGAACCTTGCTTCCGTTCGGATTTTCGCGAATACGCGCAAGCGTTTGTTCCCATTTATTCATAACAGTACCATCCCCGGACTCGTTTCAGTCTTCTCGGCATTGGCCACACCATAAGCCATCAGCAATGCAACCATGCCGTCGATGCGACCTGTTGATTTGGCCTTATCAAACTTTCGATTACCAGCAGGGTCTTTCACAATCACGGTGTTGGCCGCGCACATCGTCAGCACTGGATTCATGCCGTGCCGCAGCATAGAGTCGAGCAAAAGCGCTTCAATATTGTCGACTGCTGGCCCCATGTCCTTGAACCCCTGACCGAATGGTTTCACTTCCCACCCGAGTTCAAGGTCGTCCAATGCCTTCTGCATGACGTCAAATCGCCAGCGATCGAATGCGAGGAAGCCGACATCGCGCCCGTCCATCTCTTCCGCCAGATCACGTGCTACCACCGAGTAATCAACGGTGTTGCCGGGAGTTGTGCGCAGGAACCCACGATCAACCCACACATCATAAGGTGCCTTATCACGCAGCACACGATCGTGCAGCCCGTTCTCGGGAGTCCAAAATAACGGCTTCACGTGCCATTCACCATCGTCGTCCTGCGCGATGATGACGGCTGATGTCAAGTCAGTGCGCTGCGATAAGTCGACGCCGATATAACACACATGATCGTCGAATACCGATTCATCGATCTCGCCACCACACTTGGTCCAGACGTCCTTGCTCACGAATGGCGAGTGGCTCGACACACGCTGATTGAGGATCAGGTTACGGAACGTGTTTGCAAATGAGGGCATGCGCTTGGCCTTCGCAGCCATCGATGCGATGTCTTCCTTACTGCGAAAAACCCCCATAGCTGGATTAGCCATGGCCCATGCGTGTTCGTCGTCCAAATCGGCAGCTGGCGTTGCCGTGTACAGATGAACCACGGTCCGCTTGTCCTTGCCGGTGAGAGCATCATCGATCCAGATGCTGAACAGGTCGGAATCGTTCGCAGCCTGCGTGCTGATCGATATCAGCAGCGGCGACTCGTGCGCACCCTGCGCAGTGGTGATAGCATCGATGAATGCATCGGAGGGTCCGACCACCTGACCCACTTCGTCAAGAATGGCGAGGATGGGTGACTCACCCATGGCAGTAGTCGATTCGGCGGACAGCGCGTAATACTCCACGTTGAGCGGAATACCTATCAGCATCTTGCTGCTTGGGACTGTGCGCACGATCTGCCGCAGCTTAGGCGACAGCGCAGCCATCTTGGACGCATAGTTGTACACCTGCGCGGCCTGCTTCCTGCTTCGCGCACCTGACACGATCTGCGAGTTGCGGCGTGCTTCCGGGCCGACCAGATGAGCCAGAGTGATAGCGGCGATCAACGCGGTTTTGCCATTCTTGCGGGCCATCGACAAGATGGCGTTATTTGTTACGTGCGGGTTGTCATACACGTCGAGTATGAACGACTTCTGAAATTCATCGAGGATGATGGGCTTGCCCACGTGGGCACCATCGGGGGTGATGCAGTATTTTTCGATGAAAGCTATAACCCGCTCGCCGCGAGTCATTGAAGTCTTACCGGGGACTGGTGCGTGCCTCTTCATTGCAGCGGTATCAGCCCGTCGCCGCCCAACTCGTCCATCGCGGACCCAGCGTCGACGCCACGGGAGCCGGTGCGGTTTTTGGTGCGCGGGTCTGACCCGCTCTGGCTGAGGCTCAGGTTACGGATCAACGCCAGCTGCTGTGACTGCAGGGCGCACAATGCCGTGAGCATGGGGTTCGTGACGGGTGTGCCACGAGCGTTGGTAACTGTGGGGCCTTCCGAGTCGACCTTCTTCTGGTACTTGCGGATGTCTGCCTCCAGACGCACCACTTTCGCAAGAATGACTAAGTCGAAATCGCGCCAGTCGGACTTCGTACGCACCTTGGTGAACTGGTGCCAGATCACGCGCTCTTCATTGCTGCGTAATTCAACCCCATCAGGCGGCAATACGGATTCAGCGGCATCAGCAAATAACTGCTGGTCTGCCTTACTGCCAAATCTACGGTCCGTGGACTTCATTGTTGTATCCCGACTCCTGTACATGTGTTGATTTTCGGCTAGGGGGGCGATTGGAAGCTAAACTCCCAAAGTTTCAGTACCCCCCTAGTCACCAGTGCTGCTTGCCGTCCCGAGGCAGGCCATGCTCATCAAACGCTACACTATGTACCCTCGACACTTCAACTCTGCGCTTCAGCGAGTCGTGACACCACTTGCACAGCGCCTGTAGGTTGCCCTCGTCCCAGAACAAGTCGGTATTTCCCTTGTGTGGCACCACGTGATCGACTACCTCAGATGGCACCAACTTACCCGACTCCATGTGGAACTTGCACAGTGGGTGCTGCTGCAGGAACTGCCGACGCAACCTACGCCATCTGGCCGTATGGTATAGCGCCTGCAGTTCCCGTCTGCTCGTCATGGCATCGCACCTGTATGTGACGAGTTGAGGATACCACACACCCGAGCACGGGTCAACTATGGTGTCGATTCGATATTACTTAGCACCACACCATACCGCACTGCGTGCACAACTCCGACTGTCGCACTTGGTCTGTTCTGGCCCTATGCCGGGCGTACATGCACTCGGGTAGTACGGGGCTGCGGGGCTGCACCTGCACACAGATGCGTACGTGAGGGTAGAACAACAGAACAGACGGGTGTGTATGTGCGTCTAAGGCGCGTCGTAGCGGGGCGGGCGTCTGTTCTGGCTCTGTTCTGGCTGGGGGGGTCTGTTCCGGAACAAACGGCACTAAGTTTGTCAAGTTAATGACCGCTAACATCAGGTGCCTGAGCATTCACCTGCCCGTCCGACGCGGGTTCTCAGCCCGGAACAGACATTCACATACCGTCAGGACGGGCGTTCCACGGGTGTCATGAGCCTACAGACCGCGTCGTTCCGTCCGTTTGCAGCGTCTGACCCGTCAGGACGGGCGTTCCACGGGTGTTTGAGTATGTCTGTTCTGGCTGCAGCCAGAACGCCAGAACAGACCGGACCCCCTCCCGGAACACATATTCACACCCCCGCGCCGCATTTCGGACGGCATCTCGACGAGGCACCCCCGGAGGTGCTGCTCCCGACAGAAATGTGACGACACTTGCATAAAGGCCCGGAGTGTGCTTTAATTGGGGTGTAGCACTTTTTCATAGACCACAGACAGGAGATACACCATGACCACCACCAAAATCTGGCTCCGCGCTGACCTCAACGGATATCGCCGCGTTTACGTCAATGGGCTGACCAGCCTGTGCATCGATACCGTGGCCTGCCCGGATTGGTCCAACCCGGCCAAAAACAGCCCGTTCCCCGAGTCAGTCAAGGCATCGGTTCGCCGGGGCGAGCGGAAAACCTTCAAAGTCGGTGACACCGCAACCATCAGCGCCGACTTCATGGTGACCAAAACCAAGCAGTACCAAGATCACAGCGCAACCATCGTCAAGATTCGGGAGTGCTGGAATGGCACCCGTTACACACTGGTCGACGCCAACGGTTATCGTTACACCGTGTCGGCTTCCAACCTCAAATGACGCACACGGGACTTGCATAAAGTCCCGAGATATGCTTTAATAGAAGTGTACCACCGATCATAGACCACAGACAGGAGAATTCAGATGCCCACCTTCGACTTCGTGACCAAGACCGCAACCAAGCCTTCGCGCTCGTGGTCCATCCGCGACATCGTTCGCTTCCACTACTTCAATCCGAACGGGTTGTGCGCCAAAAAGCTCGACACCGATCGCCGCGTGCGTCTAGCCGTCGATAAGGGTCTTGCCAAGTCGGGTGCGATCGTCGCGTACGGCACGTTCAACAGCTACAATGCTGATGAAGTCGCCCGGATGGTTTCGCGCCCGCCAGTGCAGCGGGCTTATCTGTTCGGTGTTCTGGCTGGTCTGGAGCACGACATCCGCGCCGCCGAGAAGTTCCTTTCGGAGTTGCCGGTCGAAGGGGGTTGACAGGCACCCCCCGTCTGTGTTCCAATAAACATGTAGCGCGACGACGTACCCCTAACTTAGAGACAATAGAAGGAGTAACACCATGACCAAGCTGACCGCAAACGAGTTGAAAGTCCTCCGTGCCGCTGATGAGTCGGAGTATTGTGAGTACCTATGCGACCCGATCTGGGCGTGGAGCATAATGGATCACGCCGGGTTCCCGAATAAGCGCAGCGCTGGTGGTGTTGTCTCCAGCCTGAGCAAAAAAGGCTTCCTGATCGCCGATGGCACTGGCGACGATGAAGCCTGCATCACCATCACCGAGGCGGGCGCTGCAGCCTACGTGGAAGCAGTCGGTGCCGAAAATGTCCGTAAAATCCTCCCTGATAACCTGATCGAAAGGATCAAAGCCATGAACACCCAAGCAACCACAACTGACACCACCGTGACCAAAAAGACCCGTGCTCCGCGCAAGGCTGCTGAAGCCAAGCCCGCCAAGGCAGCGGCCAAGGCCAAGGAAGCCACGAAGAAGGCCGCGAAAAAGCCCGCAGCTACTAAGGCAGCTGCCAAGGCCAAGGAAGTCCACGGAAAGTCCACCGATGCCCTCCGTGAGGCCGCGCAGCACTACCAGCGCAACACCGAGGTCAAGACCGCAGGCGGGCACCCCAGCGTGACCAATGGCGATGCCGTCGCGCAGCGCCTGATGGGTCTGTCGCTCGACGACGTTTACAAGGATGCCGCCGAGGTGCTGGGCGAAACCCAAAAGAGCCTCAAGGAAAAGTACGCTCACCTGAACCCCGGCATGCAGCGTATGAATCTGGGCAACCGCATGCGGGCTGTCCTGCTGGCCAAGTAACCAGCGATGCCACCCCCCAGCGGGGTGGCGGTTCACCTCAATAGACCATAGACCAAGGAGTACGACATGTGTGAAGCCTGCGAAACCACCACCCCCAGCGAAGTCGAGAGCGAGATTGACATTGAGACTGTTGTGGCCGATTTCCGCAACAACATCGAAACGCTGATCAACCTGCACGCAGCCGAGGACAAGCTCAACGAGCGTGACCGCAGCTTTGCTGCGGACCTGTATCGTCAGTTTGTCAACTCCCACGCGCTGTCCGGGCGTCAGTGGGAGTGGGTTGGTAAGCTTTATGATCGTGTGGCTGGGCAGCGCACCATCGACGGCTCGTTTAAGGCTATCATGGTCATGTTCATGATGGCTCAGTCGCAGGGCGGGCTTAAGCGTCCCAAGGTGCGCCTGATGTCGAAGGGCAAGCGCTTTGTACAGCTGACCTTCAACGTCGAAAAGCCCAAGGAAGTCGTGATCCATGTGGACGGCTGGGCTGGTCACGGCTACCGCAAGTTCGCTGGCACGATGACCGAGAACCATATCTACCCGTACGCGAGCGATCGCGTCACCCCCGATGTCGTGGAGGTGATCGAGCTTCTGGCCACCGACCCTATGGGCGTAGCAAAGGCCATGGCCAATGAACTCGGCGCGTGCATGTACTGCGGAATCCGCCTGTCGGACGACGAGTCCAAGCGTCGTGGCTACGGTCCGGTCTGCGCAAAAAGCTGGTCCCTGCCTTGGGGCAAGGGCAAGGCTTAAGGAGAATCGAAATGTTACTGCTACTTGCAATCCCTGTTGCTGGCGTCGCACTCATCGCGTGGAGTGTATGGAAGCCGCGCCGCAAGTAACCCAACCATCACACATAGGAGAATCACCATGGACACCAGCGCATACGTACGTATCAATAAGCTCACTGACGGCAGCGAAACTTTCGACGTAGTGATTTACGACAACGATGCCCCCGAGGTCTTCGTCGAACTCCACCCGGCCACGGAAGCAGAAGCGCGGGCATTACTCGATGAATTAGAGGACTGCGGGGCAGTTGCGGTTAGCGATATGGAAGTCAGGTAGTTTTAAGTGGATCATCACACATAGGAGAATTGAAATGAAAAAGACCCAACCCATGATCACCACCGTACTCGGCGCAATCGAGGAGGCGCTTAGCGTCGCCGAGGAACTTCGAGACGAGCTTGAAAACTGGAAGGACAGCCTGCCCGAGAACCTGCAGAGCGGCAGCAAGGCCGACGAGATTCAGGAAGCCATCGACATGCTGGAGGAAGGCATTAGCAAACTGGAGGACGCGCAGAACGGCGATGACACGATTCATCAGTACGAGTTTTCCTACGAGATGCCGGTGCTATCCCCATCGGCGCTGCGCAGGATCAGCCGCGCAAAACGGCTGGAGCAGGCGACCGCTGCTCTTGAGTACGCGCCAGCCGACCTGCCTGAGGACTTCGTCGACCACGATGACGCCGACGATATGTCCGATGTGCTGAACGATGCACAGGAGGCACTCGACCTGCTGAATCAGGTCAACTTTCCCGGCATGCGCTAGGCCGTATCGACTCGATACCATTTTGAGGAGGCATTATGACAAAAGTAGTAGCCATTCATCGAGACGTTAGGCCGTGCATAGCCTGCGTGAATTGTAAGATTGGCATATCCATTAATGATGGTTCTATCGGGCACGACCACTGCTCACTTTTTGCGCTCCCCACTCGCGACATGCGCGCCCGTGGCGGGAGGTGTGGGGTCCGAGGCTTGTCGTTCGTTGGGCGCATCAGACCGTTGTTTAACATCACTTACAGGAGCGTGAAGAAATGAAAACAGGAATTATTATTGATGACTACAAGCTGCCCGTGTTCAAAAAACACCTCGATCAAGCGGGTCATGCGTTCACACAGATGGCTGCAGGTGACAACACCATCCTACTCGTCATTGAGGTCGAGTCGCACGCCGACATCGAAGCACTCGCGCCGATTGTGCAGGCGGCAAATGAGGAGGCACGCACCATTGGGAGGACTTCACAATGATCGGTATCTATGAAGTCTGTATGTGGGATTCTAAAGACTACTCGTGGTCGAATCTCCAAATTGAAGTAGACGTCGACGAGTTGTTGTTAAAGGTACCGAGGCATGCTGAGCCTGAAATGCAACTAGCGCAGGCTATCGGGGCAGCGACGAGTGTTGAGTGTGGTGAAAAGGTTGATTTTTGGTACGTGATGCACTCCCACACGATGCTCAATGGCGACGACGAAGTGACGGTTATCCAACAACTTAACACGTGGGGTGGCATGCGGGTGTTGTTGGCGGTACAACGGCTGAAGGAGGTAAAGCTAGGATGAAGAAATACAAAACCAAGACGAGCAAGCCGAAGCTGCTCATTCCAGTGAAGTCATATGCGACCGACGTGGTCGAGTATGTGAAGGAATTTGACAGGCTTAACCTACTGAAACCGATGGCGTTTCGGGTACGCGGGCAGCTTGTCAACTGGAAAGCGCTGCACTAACGTGGTTTGACTCAGGGCTAGACCTGTGGTACACTACAGGTCTGGCTCACGCCAGATAGCTAATAGACATGAGAGGATCAAAATGAACGTAAAAAGGGATACAAAACCCCCGCGCACGGAACCCGACCCCATAAGACCAGACCTGTTCCCGCGTCTGCATGAGCCGGGATCACTGAAAGTGGGGGATTCGGTGTGGTACAACGACCAGCGGTATTACTTGGAGCGCGTACCACCGGCATGGGAGCAGGGGACATTCGTTAGAATCGCCGACTGCGTGATCAGGCCGGACCAGCCAGCACCACTGGACAGAACGAGCTTTAACGTACCGGCTGATCTGGTGAGCTTAGCTCCAGTGTCACGCAACAAATACGGGCGTCAGCCGACAAAAAAGGCAGTTGATAGACGAGAGAAGATGAGAGTCGAGGGGGTGCGGGACAATGGCGATGAGGTCGCTGTTCTACTTCGTGCCTGCACGACTCTGGACGATGTCTTCACGCTTGCAGCGAGCAAGTTGGGTGAGACTGAGGACGAGTTGCGGGCCAAATATGAGCATCTGGACAACGGGCGCAAGCGCATGACGTTGGGAAATCGGCTACGCGGTTATTTCAAGAAAGGGGGCAAGTAATGGTTATACCACTCAACAAGCATCGTGACTTGATGCACACTGTCATGCGGGTGTGGGCCACACGCAGCGTTTTTGATGAGTTTGGTATGTTCACTGTGTGCTGCGATATATGGGGCGATAAAGAGTTCATGAGTCTGCTGATGGACATTACCAATGGCAGGAGGATGGCTGACAAGTTGTCACCCCCGGATGAGTGCGCTGCCACCCTCCTGTACCTCATCAGGATGGATGGGGCCGGCGTGGTGAAGAATGACCCAGAGGGGTTGTCAAGGGTCCGTTCCGCTCAGGTCACTTTGGTCAGCCGGTTGTCGGCTGGTCTGCTGATCGAGTCGGGCCTTAGCCCGATGGACTATGTGCACCTGACCTCACCAGATGGGGCCGATGAGGGCGTGATGCGCCAGTTGGCCGAGGGGCTAGAGGCTGTGGCCCGTGAGATGGAGTCGGGGCGGGCCGAGCGAGAACGGGCCAAGCAGGGTATCAGCTAGGAAGGTGTAGTGTTAAGTCCCCGGATATGGCTTTCCGGGGCGGGAGGGTATTTTCCTTGCATTCGGTAGAGGGTCACGCTATGAACATAGCTACCCCCCTCTCCCGATGCCTTTTTCTTGAGGGCGTATGAAGACCAACGACATAATCAAGCGGTTCATGGCGCTGTTCGCCTCTAACCCGAGGTCGTCCGGGCGCTGGAATCCGGAGCGGGAGCGGATGCACGTTGAGCACGAGCCTATCACCAGTGAAGTGATGGCCGATCACCTGAGCGGCAAGGGTGGGTGTGGTGGGGTGCCTATCCAAGATGACGGCACGTGTACTTGGGCTGCCATCGACCTAGACAACCACGGTGAAGATGCGGACCTGCCGATAGAAGACATCGAGTCCAACGCACGCGCAATGCAGATGCCGTTGGTGATGTGCAGATCGAAGAGCGGAGGAGTCCACTGTTACTTATTCATGAAAAAGCCCGAGCAGGCTGGCAAAGTTCGGGCACTGCTTACGCGATGGGCAGCGCAGCTTGGGTACGCCGGGGCTGAGGTGTTTCCCAAGCAGAGCCGGTTGTACAAGCGTGGCGGCGAAATGTCCTACGGCAACTGGATCAACCTCCCCTATTTCGACGCCGACAACACCGTGCGATACGCAGTGGTTAACGGGAAGAAGCTAGCCATAGACGAATTCATCGAGCACGCCGAGTCCGTCAGCCTCACCGACTCTGAGTTCGGCAGGCTGCTCGTTGCCGATCACCCGGAGGCACCACCGTGCATCCAGTCGATCATGGCAAACGGCGTGGACAAGGGGCATAGGAACGAAGCCATGTACAACGTGGCTGTGTACTTCCGCAAGCTGGACCCGAACACGGCGCCAGACGCAGCGAGGCAGATGAATGACTTCATCTTCACTTCACCGCTACCCAAGGCCGAACTACAACGGACCGTCGCCAGCGCGATGAATCCAGACTACTCGTACCGGTGCGGGCAGGAAGTGATAAAGCAGTACTGTAACCGTGATGTGTGCCTGACGCGTAAGTGTGGGATCACGGAGGGCGAGGCCGACGACAACGCAGCCCGCGACATGCTGCCCGCATTCGCCGATCTGGTCAAGTACCCGACCGATCCTGTGCGATGGGAAATGAAGATCGACGGCACAACGCTAACAAACATCGACACCAACACACTGATGAACTGGAAGTTTATGCGTATGTTGATCGCCGAGAAGCTGACGCGCATCGTGCCCATGATCAAGAACGACGAATGGGAGCGCATGCTCGCCCCCATGATGGCTACGGCACGAATAGTCGACACACCGGACGACTCATCAACCAGTGGACTCATCCGCAGCAAGCTGCGTGAGTTTGTATCAAAAGCCGACCTGACTAGGGACGGCATGATCCTAGCCGATCGTAAAGTGTTGTTGCGCGGACAGCCGGTCGTACAAGTGGTGGACGGTGAGCGCTGCGTTGTGTTCCGTGGTGAAGACTTCGTCGCCTACCTGAAGCGGACGCGCAGCGAGGAGTTAAAAGGCACCAACCTGTGGTTTGCGGTGCGTGACATCGGCGTTATGCATAAGAAGATGCGGATCGACAAGGACAGCGGCTGCAACGTGTGGTATATACCGATTGCGTCTGCGATGCTGGCGGCAGAACCCGAACAGATCGACTTTGCTGACGAAATCGAGCTTTAAGGAGAGTATAGATGAACATTGGAAGTGACGGCAAGCAGTTTATCATCCAGTGCCGCGTATGGGAAAACGATCGGGTGCGTGGTCTGCCAAACAGAAGGTGGTCCAAAGCCAAGCGTGCGTGGACAGCTCCACTCATCCGGGCAAATGTCGAGTACATCGAGCGCCTGATTGGGCAAGACCCTGACATCGTGGTAAACGAGAACTGTAGGAAGCTGCTGGACGAGTACCACGAGCAGCGCGGGGAGGCACAAGCCAAGCCATCGACGTTCCCGGCTTGGTACCCATTCAAGCGCGAGCCGCGCAAGCACCAAATCGAAGCGCTGAACAAGGCGTACGGCAAGCACGCGTTCGCATTCTTCATGGATATGCAGACCGGCAAGAGCAAGACGTCGATTGACATGGTGTCGGCGCTGCGCATGGAGGGCAAGCTGCAGGCGGTGCTCATCCTCACGAAGAAAACGCTGCGTAAGAACTGGATCAACGCTCTGAACGATGACTGCCCGATACCGTTCTTGGCGCACAGGCCCGACACCGACAAGCAGCTTGCATTTGAGACGTTCCTGCACTCGCGTCATGATTTCAAGATCATGATTGTGGGTTGGGAGTCGTTGTCATCTGGCGGTATGCCCGCGATGGTGGAGCGATTCCTGTTGGCACATCACCCGACTGCCATCATAGGCGACGAGACAAACTACATCATGACGCACAAGGCCGCGAGGTCCAAGGCTGCAGAGAAGTTTGGCCGCATGTCGGAGTTTCGCTTTGCGCTGACAGGCACACCGGCTGCGGAAGGGCCGATGAACTTGTACCAGCAGTTCGAATTCCTCGACCCCAACATCATCGGGATCGGCGATTACTACGCTTACCGCAACCGCTATGCCGTGATGGGAGGGTTCACCCCCAGCGATGGTCCGATGGCGGGCAAGCCCACACAGATCGTCGGATATCAGAATCTCGATGAGCTTATGGAGCTTATCGCACCGTACACATACCAAGTCATGAAGACCGACGCGTATGATTTACCACCCAAACGGTATGCAGTGCGCGATATCGAGATCACAAAGGAGCAGCGGGCGATCTACAACAAGATCAAAAAGGAGGGCATCATCACGCATGGCGACGACGTCCGCGTGATCCAAAACACGTTGGAGATGTTGCTGCGCCTGCATCAGGTGGCCGGTGGGTACACTGTCAAACCGCGTGAAGTGCATACATTCGACGCCAAGGGCAACCCGCGCATCAAAATGGTCTACGACCCCGTCGAGATTGTGACCCCGGAGAAGAACCCCAAGATTATCGAGTTGTTGTCGATCGTCGAGGAGGCGCGGCATAAACAAATGCTCGTATGGGCAGTGTACAATCCGGAAATCCAAGCCATCGTTGGGCAGTTGAAGCGCATGGGGCTGCGTATAGGCGAGTTGCATGGCGGCATCCCGGAGGAAGAGCGCCAACCGATGGTGGATGAGTTTAAGCGTGGTGGCATCGACATCGTGGTTGGCAACGCGTCCACTGGTGGTATGGGCTACTCCATGCACACGGCTGAGGTGAACGTGTTCTACAACAACACGCACAAGATCAGGGACCGGTTGCAGGCCGAGGACCGGTCATGGGGCGACGGGCAGACCAAGTCGGGCATCTGGATCGACCTAACTGCGACGCGCACAGTGGACGTAACGATAGCCAAAGCAATCGAGTCAAAGGAGGACTTGCACAACTACATCCGCAAGCGGATCAAGCGCATGAATGCATTGCTTGATGGGGACGAAAATGCGCTGGACTGAAGCCGCCCCCTGTGGTACACTAGAGACTAGATCAGACGATAGCCGGGAAACCTACCTGCGGGATAGCCGGTTGAAAGGAGGTACAGACATGAGCACTGTATGGGTAACGCAGGAGATAAACCTGAACTTCGTACCAGCCGAGCAGTTTGGTGAAGTGCGTTTCCTTGCACGCGAAGACCTGAGCAACATCAGGGGATCGCTGCATAATGAAAAGCTTGTTGCGCACATTGCTCGCGGCCTGCGCGAGTTTGATGCCGACAACGACTACATCGTGATCGCCGGTTCGCCTTATGTGTCGGCACTGGTGTTCATGATGCTCGGTGCCAAAGGCATCAAGGGTGTGAACGTATTGCGCTGGGACAACCGCACCTTTACTTATATCCCGGCGTACATAGACATGAGAGGACAGACCTATGAGCAGTGATGACAACGACGATCAGCAGAGCAGCGCGTTCAACAAGGCCAAGGCAGCGGCACGCGAGGAATACAAGACCATGACGCTGTTTTCCATGGTCGAGCACATGAAGCTATTGCGCTCCGAGAAGGATGACCTAGAGGCGCAATTAGCCATCGTCAATGCGAAGTTCGATGTGCTGCGCACTGAAGTCATCCCGGCCAAGATGGATGATGACGGCATCGAGCGTATCACGTTTGACGGTATCGGTCGCGTGGGTCTGACTGCCGATATGCTGGTGTCGGCCACCGACAAGGCCGGGTTGTTTGCATGGCTGCATGAAAATGGCTTTCAAGACCTCATTCAGCCGACTATCAACGCCAGCACACTGAAGGCGTTCGTTAAGAACCGCATGAAGGAGGGCAAACCCGTACCCGAGGAATACTTGCGTGTGATCCCGTTTACACGGGCATCGATCACGAAGGTGAAGTGAGCAGTAGCCCGGAGGATGGCTTATCCTCGTTTAATCAAACTGAAAGGAAGAAGCAATGGCAAAGAAGCAAACTGAAATGACGACTGTTGATGCTAACAAGCAGAGCATGATGGTGTTTGGCGAAGAGGGTCAGGTTCCCGATCACATCAAGCAGGGGCAGCAGCGTGGCTCTGAAAACGTCGGGCAGGAAGACCTCGTTATTCCCCGGCTGGAGATTGTGCAGGCGCTGTCACCCCAAGTCAAACAGGGCGACCCCAAGTTCAACGAGGACGCACGCGCCGGTATGCTTGTGAACTCCGTTACTGGTGAGTTGTACGGCAAGGACGTCGCAGTGGTGCCGGTGGTCTTCATCAAGCAATGGCTCGTATGGGGCAAGCGCAAGTGGGTCGATTCGAAGGGGCGGGAACAGAAGGGTGAGGGCGGTTTCTTTGGCGCATTCAACTCCCCCGCTGAAGCGGAAGCCCGCGTTGAGCAGGAGATTCGCGACAAGGGCATCGCTCCCGGGAGCATCGAAGTGCTGGACACCCCGCAGCACCTGTGTCTGTTGCTGAACTTCAAGGACGGCACCATTAACGAAGTCATGGTGTCGATGCCGCGCACCAAGGCTAAGGTATCGCGTCAGTGGAACTCGCTGGTGCGCATGGCTGGTGGTGATCGCTTTTCCCGTGCCTACCAGATTGGGACCGCACTGGAGAAGAACAAAGCCGGTGACGACTACTTCAACTACACGGTTAAGCAGCTGGGCTATGTGTCGAAGCCAGTGTACGACAAGGCCGAAAGCCTGTACAGCCTGATGGAGTCCGGGCGCAAGGTGACGATGGACGTCACCGATTACGAAACAGACGTATCGCAGGGGGGTGCGCCTGACCGGGATCACGAGATGTAAATAGATAGCCCCCCGGAGCCACGGAAGGTATTTCCGTTGCGCTCACGGGGAGGTCCAGCTATGTTCATAGCTTGCCGGGGTGCTCCAGTGGCTTCCCGGCTTTTGGGAGAGGATAGACGATAATGAAGGTTTCAGCCATATTTGGTCCCCCCGGCACCGGGAAAACGAGAACGCTGGTCGATCTGGCAGAGGGGAGGAAGGATACCCTGCTTCTGTCATATACCAAGGCGGCAGCACTGGAGATGAAGTCCCGGATCAAGGGGAATGAAGGCATCACAGCCTCAACCATGCATTCACTAGCGTTTCACCAACTTGGCCTGACTCGGGCGCAAGTGGTAGACGCAGCCAAACTTAAGTCTTTTGCTGAGATGGCCGGGGTACCGATGCGCGGTAGCGAATCTGGGTCAGAGGAGGAACAGCAAGAGGGTGATGAATACGCGGCAGTCGTAGCGTACGCAAACAACAGGTCGATAGGCCATATGGAGGCGTACGACCACTTCGGCAGACCGGGGACCATGCGCAGGTTCACGTTCTTCGCCAGTGCGTATGAGGACTGGAAAGCCGCATACGGGTACGTTGACTTTGATGACATGCTCAAGGAGTGGGCAAAGCGGGGCGATCTGTCGCAGTACAAGCGTGTGTTCCTAGATGAAGCACAGGACTGCTCGCCGCTGCAGTGGGTGGTGCTCCGCACCCTGCTGCCAGAGCAATGCGAGGTGGTGATCGCTGGCGATGACGACCAAGCGATCTACGAGTGGAATGGTGCCGACCCCCACGGCATGCTTGACTTCATGCAGGCCACGGAGGGCGAGTTACACATCTTACGCCAGTCGCATCGGGTACCGCGCATGGTGCACGACCTTGCCCATGATGTCGCGTTGGCCCAGATCGGGCGCAGGGTACGGAAGCAGTTCTATCCGCGCAATGCCGTGGGTAACATCACGACATACAACGACTTTCACTACATCGACCTGCAGCGAATCGCCGCCGATGGTGGAGCACTCGTGCTGGCGCGTGATCGCGCTCGGCTCGCCGACATAAAACGCGATCTGAATCGGGCCATGGTCCCTTACTCGGTGATGGGTGGCGTCAGCCCGTGGACGAGCAGGATCGCTCGTGAGTTGCGCGAGGGCGGCAAGCCCGAGATTCCGATCCACCTGCGCGAGTTCTACGCCCAAGCGGACCTGAACAAGCCGATCGAGGTGCAGCTGTCGACGATCCATCAGGCCAAGGGGCGTGAGCATCGACGCGTTGTAGTCGACCTGAACCTGCCCACACGCGTGCTGTCCGGGATATACAACGATCGTGATGCCGAACTGCGCGTCCTGTACGTGGCTCTGACGCGCACCTCAGACGAGTTGATCCTGAGCGGAGGCAACCCACTATTTGAACCACCGTCCATCATTGGGGGTTGACATGCTGAATCTTGCAAGGCTGCACGAGTACCCAATAGTTTCGATCGACACTGAAACTACTGGACTTCACTGGTACAAGGACGATGTGTTCGGGATCGCTGTCGCTGCTTATGACGGTGAGAAGATCGTGTCCGGCTATTTCGACATCCGCAGCAAGACGCGTGTGGTCGAGATGCTGCGCACTGAGGTGCCGCTGATCAAACGGCTGGTAAACCACAACATCAAGTTCGACGTAAACTTCCTGATGAACAAAGGTGTGCGTGTGTCGGACGACTCCATCGAGTGCACCAGCGTTCGCTCCGCACTTATCAACGAGCACGAGCGCTCCTTCAGTCTGGACTCATTGTCGCGCAAGTACCTGAACGTGTCAAAGGTCGACATCTACGCGGAACTGGCGGCGATGTTTGGTGGCAAGCCCACACGCGAGGCACAAATGCCCAACCTGCATCGTGCGCCAGAGTCGTTGGCCGGGAAGTACGCAATCGAAGACCCCGTGCTCGCTATCAAGCTGTGGTTGTGGCAGGAGGAAGAGATCAAACGTCAAGAGTTGGGGCAGGTGTGGTCGCTGGAAAAGCGAGTAACGCCGATCCTGTGCCACATTGAGCGTCAGGGGGTGCGCGTGGACGAACAGCGTGCGCACGGCTCCATGAAGGACGTCGCCCGCAAGATTGACGAGGCACAACGCGCACTAGACAAACTGGCTGGTGCCGTCATGAACGCAAACTCGCCCAAGCAGATGCGTGAACTGTTCAAGGTGAAGAAGTGCGACGCCGACAATCCGAAGGGCTTCGAATGGCGCACCGATTCGGGGTTCCTGTTGCCGATGACCGATTCGGATGGGCCATCACTTGGTAAGGATACGCTAGTTATCATGTCCGAGCAGGGTGATGCGCGGGCCAAGCAGGTGTTACAACTGCGCAAGATGACGAAGGCGAATTCGTTCCTGAAGGACCACATCATCGCGCACGCTGTGGGCGGGCGCGTCTACCCAAACTACAATCAGACACGCGGCGACAACGACCTAGGCACCGGCACTGGCCGATTCTCCATCAATGACCCGGCGCTGCAGCAGATTCCAGCGCGGGACGTTGACATCGCAGCTATCGTGCGCTCATGCTTCATACCCGAGGACGGGCACGACTGGTGCTGCGCGGATTGGGCGCAGATGGAGTTTCGCATGTTCGCCCATTACACTAAAGACCCCAACATTCTAAAGGCATACGCGGACGACCCTGATACCGACTATCACCAGATCGTGTCCAACCTTACTGGTATTCCGCGCAAACCGCGATTCGCGGGTGACGCCAACGCGAAGCAGATAAACCTTGGTCTAGTGTTTGGTATGGGTAAGGGTAAGATGGCGTACGAGATGGGACTTGATTATACGGTACGTTACGGCACCGATGGCCGCGAGTGGTTCAACGCTGGACCCAAGGCCGAGGAGATTTTCGGCACATACCACGGTGCGATTCCGGGCGTATCCAAGCTACTGAGTGAGGCGTCGGCTATCGCCAAATCACGCGGTTATGTGAAGACCATCATGGGGCGGCATATCCGCTTCCCCGGTGGCAAGTACACGCATAAGGCGGGTGGCCTTGTATTTCAGGGATCGAGTGCGGACTGCATGAAGCAGAAGATGGTAGAACTCTGGCCTGTGTGCCAGAGTGAAGGCATTGGAATGCTGCTGTCCGTGCACGATGAGTTGGACTTCTCCATGCGAAAGTCGGAGTCTGCCAGACAATCTGGCATGGTGAAGGAGGTGTTAGAAGTTTTCGATGGTGAGCGTTGTCCTATCAGGCTGCGCGTACCCATCAAGTCGTCGGTCGAAGTTGGGCCGAATTGGTTCGAAGCAAGCAAATAGCACTCAAGGAGCAATAGCAATGGCACAGTACGACAACAACATGCGAGGCACCCTCGGCACCAACAAGCGCAAGGAAAAGGACGCACAACCCGACTACAGTGGCAAATGTGAGATTGAGGGTGTGGAGTACTGGATCAGCGGGTGGAAGCAGAAGAACAGGACGACCGGCGAGGCATTTTTGTCGTTGTCGTTCCAATTGAAGGAGCAACAGCCCGCGACGCGTGCGCAGCGTGGCGCGGCCAACAACCCCAGACCCACCAGCAGCGGATTCGACGAAATGGATGATGATATCCCGTTTTAAGGAGAGGATCATGGCTAATAGTAGTTCTATCAGTACGGTTGGTTTACTCGGCGTAGTGTTTGTTACACTTAAATTGACCGGATACATTAACTGGTCTTGGTGGTGGGTCACCGCCCCATTTTGGGGAGGGGCCGCACTGTTCGTGGTACTTGTTATACTGGCCGCTGTGCTGGTGTGGAAGGGGATTATTTGATAAAAACATGCTGGACTGGTGCGTGCCGGTGTGATACACTGGCCGCATCAGACAACATACGCACAAGGAGAGTGAATTGAAAGTTATCATGCCGACACTGCTGTACGCATCGCTGGCTATGGCTGGCTATGTCCCGTTTATACCGCCAATCGTCATCACCAAAGGAGAGAAGCAATGAAGAGATTCGACATCATCACCGATCTGCAATACGGCAGCACGGGTAAAGGGCTGCTGGCCGGGTATCTGGCCGAGAAGCACGCATATGACACGATCGCTATCGCATGGAGTCCGAACGCTGGCCACACGTACATCGATTCCAACGGCAAGAAGTTCGTTAACTGCGCACTACCCAACGGCATCGTGTCCCCCAACCTGCGCCGCATTTTGATCGGTCCCGGCTCGGTGATCGACATCGACAACCTGTGGAATGAGCTTAACGATTACATCGAGTATCTCGACGGGGTGCAGATTTTCATCCACGAGAACGCAGCCGTAGTGAGTGCCGGTCATCGCTTGGCTGAATCCGAGTCTATGTTCAAGATCGGCAGCACGATGAAGGGTGTGGGTGCCGCAGTCATCGAAAAGATTAAGCGCGATCCGGATGCCAGCATTATCGCACGCGATGTGTTGGTGGGCACGCCACTGGAAGCACTGCTGGCGTCGGCAGACGACTATAACAGCGCGCTCGACTCCGCAAACAAGTTGTTGCTGGAGGGCGCACAGGGATTCTCGCTGTCGATAAATCAGGGCTTTTATCCGTACACCACCAGCCGTGATTGTACAACGCACCAGCTACTGTCCGATTGTGCGATCCCACGTGCATTCGCTCAGAGCAGGAACACCCGCGTCTACGGCTGCGCACGCACCTACCCGATCCGCGTCGCCAATCGTTACAAGGACGGTGTACAGGTCGGCACCTCTGGCCCGTGCTACGACGACCAGCGCGAGATCGAGTGGAGCCAACTCGGAATGGAGCCAGAACTTACCACGGTGACTCAACTGCCGCGACGCATTTTCACGTTCTCGCCACAGCAGATCGCCGATGCCGTGCGCATGAACGGAGTCGACGAGGTGTTTCTAAACTTCGTCAACTACATCGAGCGCGACGAGGATGAGAATGCGCTGCGGCTGCACGACTATGAGCGCATCATCAGCAACACTGGCGCTGAGTTGACCATGCTTGGCTGGGGTGCTTCCCACAACGACGTTTTCACTACTAAGGGGGATTGAGATGGACGTGCAAAACACAGCAGTTTTTGGTCGGTGCCAGCGGTGCGGAGGCACCCTGACTTCCGACCACAAGTGTCCACTCGGCGCGGACGATCTGCGCCAAGCGCTTACCGGGCACAACATACGCAAGCAGATAAGTGAGCAGGCCAAGGCTCTGAAGCAGCGCCAGCGTATTGCTGATGTGCGTGCCGCCATTCAGGTAGAGCGCAACTTCCAAGACTCCAAGTGGGGCAGCATCGAGCAATCCCCGCACTCCATCGCGGAATGGATTCTCATCGCCGAGGCCGAGCTTGCGGAGGCTAAGCAGGCTGTGATCAAGGGCGGCACTGACCGCAACTCGGTGCGCAGTGAAATCGTGCAGACCATCGCTGTGCTACATGCGTGTCTTGAGCAGCACGGCACACAGGACGATCATGGAGGGCGGGCGTTATGAGCAAAGAGCTAAGCTTCTACGAACTGGCCCGCACCAGCCACATCAAGCGGTGGACCATCATAAACACCACCAAGGAGCAGAACCTTGCGGAGCACCAGTACAACGTGACGGTGATCGGGCTGGAATTGTTTAAGCGGGCTATGTTGGGTGAGCCGTCCGCGCACTTCATGACTGCGCTGATGTTCCACGATTCCCCCGAAATCAGGTATGGCGACATACCCACGCCGGGTAAGTCGTTCATACGCAGCCGCCAGAATCCGGATGAGGTGGTCGATATCTTCCACAGCATGGATGCCGACATCATGCCAAACCTTCCGTATTTGACACCGTCGCCGGGTCGCAGCTTGTCCGGAGTGGAACGCAACTTGATCAAGTTGGCCGATCTGATCGAGGCGGCATGGTGGATCGGGGAGAATGGCGCTGGCCACCATGCTAGAACTGTGGCGGATAAGTGCTGGCGGGCAGTGGAGGACTTCGTGCACGAACACGAGGCATATGACACTGCGAATCCGGTGCTGATGGATTTGGGGCTTCCGTTTGTGAACCAGTCGGAGAGGCTCACCCCGCCATGACAGAACTGGAGTACAAACACGAAGTAGCCGACCTGCTGCGCGGGCTGGGCTGGAAGACTCAGCAACACGAGGACTCAGTGCAGAACTTCATACCCGACCTGTCGTTCAGCGCACACCGTGCGGACGGCTGGATCGAAATAAAGTACTGCGAGAAGATACCAAAGTCGTTGAATGCGATCAAGCACTACACGCACGGGCAGCAGGATTGGCTCATACAGCGCGGCAGCAAAGGGTCGGGGCATTGTTACTTGTGGATAGGCACCCCCAACGCCCACTTCTTATGGAGGTGGAGCAGCTTGGCGGAGTCGAGGGATTTGCCGTGGGCGGATGCGGCGAGCCGAGCGCTGGTCTACGAGGACGTCTCCGGCTTGTGTCGTGCCATCACGGAGGTTGTCAAACGGGGAGGGAGCTATACTCATAGCTCCCCGGTCAAATCACAACGAAGGGGAAGATCATGACGTCTATCGGTTTCATACTCACGGTTAGCGCCGCATACGGTGCTGTCTATCTCACGGCAATGAAGGTTAAGGAGGACCACTGGTGGCATCTGCTAGGGTTATCGCTGATCTTGGGTGTGTTTTTCCTCACGATCGGTATCGCTGTTAAGCTGTGGATGGTGATGCCATGAACACACCAGAGGCGCTAGCCCTTCTTCCCGCCGAAATACTCCTTGGCAAATCCTTCCACGACCATCGCGTGATTTGCGTGAAGCTCCCCGCCATCGATGGCAACCCATATGTCGACGAGCCACCTGCCATACTTATCCGGCTTATAGGTCACGATCCGCGTGACCCCATTCGACAACAGCTTGTTTAGATAGTCGGTAGCCTCATCGTGGTTGACCTGCCCCCGCTCGGGTGTATCGATCCCGAACAAGCGGAAGTTCTCAGTCCACCGGATTTTGTTGCCCATGTCGACGATCAGCTTCACGGTATCACCGTCGACGACATGGACCACGCCAACATGCCTGTATTCGTACGTCATGGCTGTGGCCCGCCACGCATGAAGTCCTTCACCTTGCTGCCGGTGCTGGACCCGAACACGAAGCCCATGATCAGCAGGTAGGAGCCGATCAACGCCTGAAACATCATCATGCGTTCGCCCTCGTTGGTCGACTTGACCGCGACTACCACGACTGCGACAAGGAACGCGACGGTGACAAACAGCGCGAGCACATGCCAGAACTTCATCTGGATGCGCTTGCTGTTGATCATGAGCGGTTCACCAGCGTTGAACACACGGGCGCTGTCGATGCTCTTCTGGTCGATCGCACTCACGCGCTCGATGACGTCGAGCAGATCAGCCGTGCTCATCTTCACGGCTTCATTAGCCGCGTCTTTCGCTTCAGGGTCGGTCTGGATTTTCTCGACCGCATCCTGTAGGTTTGACGCGCCGGGGACCGACTTAACGATGATGTCCGCTGCCTTGGTCACTGCTTCAACGTTGCGCTCGGCGACGTCCTTATTCTGAAAAATCTTTGCGAAGTTGGGCAACTCCTGAATGAGTGCCGGGATTGCTGCCATGAGAAATGGTGCCATGTCGTTATCCTCCTGAGTGGGAATAGGGTCCGGATTGATGTCGGTGCCGGACAGGAACAATGCGCGTTCCCGCTTGCGCCTGACCACCAAGCCAGCTGGGTGGGTGCTACCTGCGCGTGTCCACTTCAACAACTCGTCTGCGGCACCAAACATGTCGCCTGCGTTTAACTTCAGCAGGATCGTGCTCGGCTTCCCAGACTTAAGTACCAAAAATCCGTCGTTATCTCCTTTCAAGCCCGGTCCAACGTTGAACACAAAACTAGCCAGCGCATCACGCTGCTGGGTGGTCAGCGGCGAAGACACCACCTGATCAATTAACATGAACGCGGATGCAAGGTCGGCATCGAGCCATAATTCGGCTTGCTCCTTGGTGCACGTGTCCCCTTCAGCAACGCCCTTGGTGTGGCCATAGCCGATAGTCCACACACCCCGCGAGTCGCGATAAGCCTTGTACCTCAGGCCTTCGGATTGCTTGACCAAGTCGCGGGCGTTCATTTAGCAGACTCCCTTGCTTCGTGCGCCGCATATCCCTGCTCCAGCGCTTCGATTGCGTTCTCGTGCCTGATGAGATACGCAACCTGCACAACGTCCACGATAGCCGTCAGGAGCATGCCGAGTATGAGCAGCGCAACAACCCACCCCAGCGTTTCGCGCTTGATGATGTCTTTTATCTGCTTCCAATCCATCTCGTCACCTCGTCTTTCAAGTAGTAAACTAAAGCCACCACCGTTACGCCGACAGTTGCTATAAACTTCTTGCCAACGCTCATATAGAAGTTTTGCGTAATGCGCGTAACGGCGATAGACGCGGCTTCCTCCGCTATCTGCTTTGCGCGTTCTTCCGTCCATGCGTTTTCGATGTCGTGATCGTGCAACTTCCTGATCTCGTGATCGATTTCTGACCGGCATGCTCGCACAACGTCTTCCGCGATCAACCGTGCTTCTTCCCTTGATACCGCCATGACCCGTCCTCATATTTATGTATCGGGAGTGACGCGTACCACGTTGGTGCCGTCGCACTCAACGATAGCCCGTTTGCCATCCGCGATTGTTATGCCGGTCCCCGCTGCTGTTTTTATTCTGACCCCAAAACCACCAGTCGTGTTGGCAAACACCTTCCAATCACGAGGTATTGCAGGCACCACGACATCGCGCAGTGCAGTTAGCGCTCCAGTAAGCTCCATCGATTCGCACATGGCCTGCTCATACGTGAGCGTCTGATTGGCGTCGGCCATGGCCAACGTAAACCGACCATATAAAAAGCGGTTCACGTGGTGCGGGTCACGGTGGTCCTCGTGGCTGCTGACCGTGCTGGCACCGGTTACGATCTTGTACAGTGCGAGCTTATCGGGAGGGAACGCAGTTGCATTGTCGGTAACTGCCAGCGCACGATCGGACGCGACATAGCGTGTGCTTGAGGCGGTGAGCGTCAGTGTGCCGTTGGCCTTCGCAGTTGCCGTAGCATTGATGTACCAACGAGACAGACCGTAATAGTCCCACGATAGACCGGATGAAGACTGCTTCTTACCAAACGCGGAGGCACCACTCACTGCGTTGAACAGTTCGTTGACGGTTGGTTCCTTGGTGGCTTGGCCGGGAGTAAGCTGGGTCAGCAGGCTGGTAGAATCAGACATGTTCTCACCTTGTGATAGATTGCGTTAGAGGGTAGCCACGACCAACAGTGGCCGATAGCTGATAAACTTTGACGTACAACGTAGTTTGGTTGCTACCAAAGTCGGTGACTTGGTCAGCGCTGGTGTACGTGACAGTCGGGGCGGATGCGGTAAGCGTACGTTTCACAGTCGTGTACGTGCCGTCAGTGAAGACGTCGATTTCGTACGACTCAGACGCCTCCCCAAGCGGCTCGTCCACATAGTCGCGCCACTGGTCAAAACGGCTGCGCCGCACCCATGACAGCGTCCAGTCGTTTGTAGTCGGGTGCCGGTTGCCCGTCAAGTGCACGGGACTGAGGCACTCAAGGTTGACGCCCTCGTACGCAAGGTTCAAGTCGGAGTCACTGTTCATCGACTTCCCACTTGTGATGCCGCGATAGGCACGCGACGCGCCGATAGTAGAACTATTGACGCTAACGAATTGCAAATCAGCGGCAGATAGCAGCACCAGAACATCACCCGCTTGATGCAGCCCGGATGCCCATTCGGTCCCACGTTGGCCGCGCAGGAAGTCCTGCAAATCGAACGTCCCGTCTATCTTCAGTGTTGCGGTTCTTGCCGCGACGATTTCCCAACGCCCGTGCGCACCATAAGCAAACCAGTTCTGCCCGGCAAACAGCTGGTCATCAGTGACTGATGCAAGTGCCCCCTGATACAACTTCACATTGAGCACTGACGCCGAGTCATACACCCCACTGCCCGCAGCACCGATGCTGTTCGTGGTGTAGCCCATGATTGCACCGGGGCTTATCGCAGCCGCAATATCGACCCATGTCTGACCAGAATCGTCGCTGCGATAAAGAATCCCACCCGGCCAGCCGGTCAGCACACCGGTCATCGCCACCGAGAATCCAGCAGTGTCATCATCATCGCGCAATAGCGGCATATCAAGTATCTGATACACGGTCGGTCCGGCCAACGCCAACACACCCCCGGTGGACTGCCCTTCCTCACCAGCCGCAGTTGGTGTGTAGATTGCCGCCTGATTTAACTTGCCGTCCACGTTTATACGGCCATCGGGCAACAAGTTGGTGCTAGTCAGGCGTAGCTCGTAGTTGGCCTTCGAAGTTGTCACCGTTATGACATCACCCGGCTGCAATCTTGAGTAAGATGGTGGGAGCTTGAGCGACACATCGTAGCGTTCGAGCCAGTACAGGTACATGAGCGATTGCGCGATATTCGCCGCTTCGGTTGCCACTAGCGAAATAGGCATCTCGACGACGCGCTCGTTGATGGCGTCGGTGTTGATGCGCTCGTATTGCTGCTGGTTAACGTCGTATTCACGCGTAACGTCGGAGTACGAGATAACAACTTTTCCGGGCAGCACACTGTCCATCTCCCGACTTTCAGTTACGCGCACTGCAGGCGATTCGCCGGCAGCGCGTGCGCCCAACTCATTCTCGGTGATCGTCGCCACGGAAGCGGACCCGCGCCGTTTGAACTTAATCTTGTAACCATCGGGCACTACATCAAACGGCCAAGCAGCCCGGAGCGGGTCCAGTGCTGCGCGTATAGCACCGACACTCCCGATGCGATAACCGCGTACTTGGTCGGTCAACTCCGTGACATCGATATCGGCTGCAGTGATTAAGTTACTCAGCAGGCATTCTGCCTGTACGATGGTGGAAAGTTGCACACTGTTGCCGGTGATCTTCTTACCCGAGAAGAACGCCACTTCAAGATAACCGCCAATCGTCACGTAGAAGATGAACCCGTCAAAGGAGAACACGTCCCACGGCGTGGTAGACAGGGTCGGTGCCGTTTGAGCCAAGAACGGTGAGAGTGGATTCGATACGTCAAAAACCTCCACAACGTCCGTGGTAGCACTGACCGCGTAAGCGTACCCGCCAACTACCGTGAGCTTACGGCAACTGCCAGACGTCGCAACCGATGAGATGATGGATGGCGACGCCGGGTTAGAAATGTCGACGATCTGGATTTGCCCACCATAATCCAAGATGTACGCGTAATTAGCGCCGACGTCCATCCCCATGGGGTTCCCTGTCAGAGCGAGACTGCCTACGAGGTAAGCGTTGGCTGGTACCGACACATCAAACACTTCTAAAAGATACGTCGACGTTACATACAGGTATCCGTTCGTGCACCTGATCTCATTACCCTGAGGGTACGAGATACCGCTACCCAAAGCGATCGTCTTAAGCAGCATTGGGGACGTCGGGTCAGTTACATCATAAATCTTCAGAAAAGAACCAGAGCCGCCGACGATGCCGCCCACAAACGCGTACGTGAAATTACCTATCCGCGCAACGTCCATCTGTTCACCGCCGACTGCGGTATTGACCTGCCCAACCAAAGTTAGCGAATCTGCGTTAAGGTCGAAAATCTGCAGCAGGCTGTTGTATATACAGACATAGGCGTAGTTGCCCATCACCCTCACCACCGTTGGAGCATTACCGGTTGATACCTTTTTGATCGAACGCATGTGCGATGGGTCAGAGATATCGAACGCTTCAAGCGTGTTGTCATAGATGTTGACCACGTATGCGCGAGATGCTTGTACGGCAAGGGACCAAGGGCCACTCGTAGTCGTGTGGTTGCCCGCAGCAATGGACCCGAGGTTGGTGATGACGTAGCTTATCGTACCATTCTTTACGATTTCAACCTTCACCTGCGCGGCGACTAGACTGTTTGACCACTTTTCCAACGGAAGGCGATAGAATACTAAATATGCAAGTCCACGGTACCCCGGCACATTAGCAACACCACGATCAGCCTGAATAGCCGGGTCCGGCTCTTGGGTGTCGGTGCCTGTGTACAACTTAAATTTGGCCGGGTTGTAATTCTTCGTTGCAACTGTGGTGATGAGACTTGTAAAAAGCCCTATGGCAGCCCCCCACGGTGACGACGAGCCTGCATTCTCATTGCTTGCAATGATGGTCGCGATGTCGTCACTGCCTGCATCATACCACAACTGATTACCAATCCAGATGCGACGCACCCCGTCGATCGGACCCTTGCATAACCCAACAGCAAAAGTAGCGTAATAACTGTACGTGGTGCTCTTTGTGCCGCCCCCACCACCCTTGCCGCCGCTGGTTGTTGTGGTGGCCACTTCCTCAAGCTTATCGCCCTGCAACCAAAAGACGTTGCCGAGTTGCGCAGACGACCCGTAATTACGGGGTTGCGTTGCGCCATATGTTGACGTCTGCGCGGATAAGTCATTAAGGCGCGGGCCTACAAGAGTCGGACCCTTTGGAGGATCGATGATGCCACCGGCAGTTATGCCGATCTGCGCACCATACAACGCGCCAACGGGACCGCCAATAAAGAACCCGGCAACTGCGCCTACTACACCACCTAATCCCTGACCAAGGCTCATGGAACAACCCCGATGAATCTATACACACGGCTAATGCGGCTGCGCCACTCTTCGTCTATCCTGTGCTCGCAGACGAATCCGACCCCCTCATATCCATGAATCAGCGTATCGCCGGTAAAAACCCCAACGTGCTGATGGTCACGACCAAATCGCAACATCGGGATATCACCCGGCTGCATGTCGGCTATACCCACACGCTCAACACAGGCATGTGAATCGAACGCGTTTTCCAGCATGCCTCTGGCTGGTACACGACCATACCCGGCAGGCTCCACGACCTTCAAATTCAAACGACGAGCAACATGGATCACCACACCCACACAGTCAAGACCACGCCCAACGACTCTGCCCTGATGCATGAATGGTGTGCCTATGCATTCCCTTGCTGCGGCGATTACTTCATCAGCTGTCATCTTCTGTTCCCCTGTTGCGTGTACACGCTAGACGCCGGGATAAAGCTATACCCGCCAAAGTTTGGTACGTTCCCCCACTTGTCGCGGCAATCCACCAGACGTTTGCGGCACCCCGGAATGATGATGTATGCATCGCCGACCGACACCGGGTAGTGGAACGGCTCGTGCGTCACTATGTCACCAGCGCTGAACCACCTTATCATTTGGGGCTTGAGTCCAGCGTTCGCCCCACTTGTGAATGCGATTGTCCCCTCACCAAACCAATCCGCAGGTTCCGTCCGCGCAGAATCGGTGAAAGCTGAGTTACTCGTAACTGAGGTTAGGGTGCCGGTCTTGGTGATCGGGGCTAACGAAACCTTGCACCCAGCAAATCCCTGCCCGCCAAACGTCTTCGGACAACTCGGCATATACGTATCGCCAACGGTCTGATTGAGCGCGTCGACGATGTGCATAAGCTCAGCCGTGTAGCGGTCGTCTTCCATCTTTATCTTGCCCATCAAAGCGAGGCCGATCGGCTCTTCGTCTTCAGTTGGAACAACCCACGTCGTCGCGAAGCAATAGACACGTGCATTATCAAACACACCGGACACGATCTGGTCGCGGCTGATACCGGCGATATTGGCGACGCCCTCAAGGTCCATCACGCCGGGAGACATGTTCGATTCACTGGCCTGCCCAGAGAACCGATACCCGTAGTCACTCTTGTACGTATTAGCGCCCATCTTCAGATCGCGCACATGGTTCGTAATGTGAATCGGGCTGCCCCAATTGGGCACAATCCTTAAGCAGTAGACCTTATACGCCGGATTTGCGGTTACGGTTTTCATGGGTTCAGTAACTCCAGAATGTCAATCTGCCCGGATTCACGGATTCCGTATTCGATGGCGTTGATGTCGATGCGGCCATTAAAGCGGCACGGGATATCAAACTGGCACCCACCCTTCACGACCTCACCCACCTGCGGTTGTGTATGCACATTGCCCCCGCTGGTGTAAGCGGTAAACGCGGTGGTGTCGATTGCAACCGTCACGTTGAGTGTGTCCACTGCGATGATGGCTCCGCGCAGACCGTTTATCTCCGTCATGCCGACCACACCGGAGAAGTTCAATGACTCCCCCACGGCAAACGTGTGTGAACCCACGGTGACTACCGCGTTTGCGGCCTGTGAGATGCCCGTGATAGCCCGCGTCTTGTCCGCCGCAAACGACACGATGCCGGTGGTCGTGTCGACGGTCCACAGCTTCCCCTCCTGCTGCTCCAGCGCATCGATGGCCACACGCACCGTGCCCGCCACCGGCTTGAAGATGGTGCGCAACGGAGGGCCGACGCTGATGGCTGCACCTCCGGCACCATATTCCTTCAGCAGTTGGTACGTGGTGTAAGCAGTAAGCTCCTGTAGCACGTGGTCGAATGCGGTGGGGTCGAGCACATCACCGTTGGTGGAGAAGTCATCCTCACAACGGACACGGAACCCCGCGTATTTGCCGTAAACGCGGTGGTACAGGCTGATCACACTGGCCCATAAATCGGGGGTGACCTTAGTGTACATGACGGTGAATTCTCTGCGCAGGTACGGGTGAATCAAGTGCCTGTACTCGCTGCCACCAGCGTCCTCAGAAATCTCAACGGCGAAGTCGTCCGCATAACTAGCACCCATGCGCACATCGATGCTTAGCCGTTCTTCCAAAAACTCAGCCATAACGACGGCTCCCCTCAATAGCCCCCAGCACTTGACGCGCAACCTTGCCGCCAGCGTTGCGTACATCAGGCGCGTTGTTAACCCCGTACAAATACACGTTCACGGTGTGCCCGCCCTTGGCACCACCGGCATCAACGCCCAACTTCCCATCAGGTCCGCGCTTCAATGGTAAGATTGCTTCTGGTCCAGCTTCGCCCATAAGCCCGATACCGTTTGCAAACGGGAACACAGTCGGCTTGCTGACGACTGACCCGGAATAAGCGGACAACGCAGGAGCATTCATGAACACGTTACCATCCTCCGACTTTAGGAAGTTGGCAATCGACCCCAACCACCCGCTTCCGGTCCCACCACCAAGACTGCCAAATACACGCTTGGCCAAGTCTGCAGCAACGGCTTGTGCTACCATCTTCTGGATCGTTACCCCGAACGACTTCAACATACCCCCCAGCCCTTGGTCAAACGGGTCGAACAGGAACTCAGCAAACGCGTCCTGTATGTTACGCGCTGCCTGCTCAGCAAATACCGACATCACGTCGGTTGCCTTTTCAATGGAGGCACCCGCACTGTCAAACGCGTCCGCAGTCGCCGCGTCAAGTGCGTCATGGCTAATAAGCCCCCGCGCAAACAGTTCGTTCAAGTAGTCGATTCGTTGGCCCAACTTCTCGCTCGCTGGCATGTACTGATCTTCGATCGCCTTACCAGCATCGATCCATTCTTGCTTCTGTGCGCGCAATTCGTCGGTAGTAGCTTTTAAGTGTTCGGCCACCATGCGCTCAGTCTCATCATTGTACGCCTTCGTCTTGTAGTTACCGGCAAACGTCTTTTCAATCAGCTTTGACATTGCCTGCGTGTACAGTTCGACGTCCTTAGTACCATTGTTGAACCGCGCATTGAGAAGCGCAACGGTCTTGTCAAACTCACGCATGCGGCCAACATCAGTGCTGTTGATCAGACCGGCCAACGGATCGACTTTGGCACCGCCAGTGGGTTTGGGCCTGCAGCTTTTGCCATCCCATACGCCGTTGCTGGCTTCGCATTGCGCCTTCTTAGCCGCTTCAGTGGCACCATTAGCGCCCTCCTCAGACGCTTTTTTAAGGCGATCTTCAGCTTGCTGCAGACTGATTTCGTTCAGCCTTATGATCTCGCGCAGTTCCTTGATGTGGGTCTGCACTTCTGCGGTTGACCCGAAGAAATAGCGCTGCAGAAGGCCTTCGCCAGCGGCACCACTCTTAAGCTGGTTCTCAAGACTGAGCAATTCCTCCTTTTGGCCGGCGATCTTCTTCCTGAACTTGTCAAGCTGGTCCTCAGTCCCGGCTACCTGATCGGCGGTTAGGCCGGGGACGACTGCAGCACCGATCCCGGCCAACACACCGACCAAAACCCCGTAACGCTCAATAAGCTTGTTAACTGCAACTAGCCAATCGGCCATCGGAGGCAACAACTCCATCGACACCTTGATACCAGCCGTACCAGCCGCCTTCTTCAGGCGGTCTAGTTCGTCGTTAAACTTTTCAGCTTGCTTGGCCGATTCAGCCGTGACCGGGTTAAAACGCTGCCCCTCTTCCACCATCCTGCGCAACTCGTCAGCGCCCCCGGACAGCAGAGGCACCAACACCGACATGCGATCACCCAACGCGGCAGCTACCTTGGTGGCGCGATCTTGAGCGCCGAGTTTCGACACTGCGTCGGCCAGCTTGTAAAACTGCTTTTCCGGCGATAAGTTCTGTAAGTCCCTGTAGTTTAGGCCGAGTGACACGAGCTTATCCTGATAGGACTTCTGGCCGTTGGCCGCTTCATCAACTAGCACCGAGAACGTACGGACGCCCTTGGCCAGCTGATCGACTCCGACTGCCGATAGATCAGCGGCATGTTGCAGACCGGCGAGAGTCTCAACAGCCAAGCCGGTTTTCTGGCTCATCTTCGCGATCTCGTCTTGCGCGTCGATCACACCCTTTACAAGACCAGCGATGCCAGCCACGCTGATGCCGACCCCGAGAGTGCGCACCAATGACCCCATGCTGGTGGATAACTTATCCGCTCTGTCACGGAACCTGTCAAGATCGCCCATGGCCTTGTCTATCTGGCCAGACCAACGGGCTAAGTTGGCATTGAAGTCGATGGTTACGTTAGGCATATCACTTCAACCCTAGTCTGCGTTTGATGAGTTCGGAGCCAGCGAAGATGGCCGACGTCGCCACATGGATAGCGGCTGAACGTTGCGCTTCGAACGCCTTTTGTATGTACTTTTTGCCGGTATGCTTATGCCCGCCACGGTCGGTCCACCCATCTTCGACGAACCCCGCGTAAAAGGCTCCTTTGGTATCTCGGCGATTCTTTCCGGGGTTAGCGCGTATGTACACCCCAATCTTGCTGTTACGCCTTCCGTTGTAGATTCTTGATTTGCGCGTTTGGATTGCCTTGCGCAAGCGTCCAGTCCTGATGGGTGCGTTCTTTTTTGCTTGGCGGTTGAACAATCTCGCTGCGTTGGTCAGAGCAGACAGGACGACTTTATCGCCCATGCGCTTGCTGTAGGAATAGATAGCCTTCTCTGCTTCCTTTAGCCCTCTGACCTGCAGCACCTCAGTCATCCTAGGAACCCCCTGATCGTTTGTAATCGCCCGAGTAGAGCTTCCACATCTTCAACTCCGTGCAACTCCACCAAAACCGGCAGCGCCGCCCAATCGATGCACCCGCCCATCTCGTTCCAAATTTCAACTGCCTGTTTTTGTTCGAATCCGGGGTCCTTTGGCTTGATCGGCAGTTGTGTTAGCTCAAGCCATGCCCTTAGTTTTTTTCGGCTTCCTCCTTGGCTGAACGATGGCGCAGGTACGCATCGGTGACTGCGGTTGTGATCGGTTGCCAGAAGTCCGGACGGTCAGAACTCCACTCCGCCCATAGCTCTTTATCGAACGCCACATCGGTGGGGTTGCCACCGGGAATGACGTCGATCTCTTGCACATTCTGCCAGCCAACCACAAACTGGTCAACGATATCCTTCATAGGAAGGTGCCGCATGGATAGCGCTTCCGAGTCAGTCGGTCGGCGAATGATGAACTTGAACTTGCCAACATCGACGGTGCTCTCGCGCAACTTCCTGATTTTATCGACCAGTGTGCTCATGATTAGGCCGCGTAGTAAGTCGGTTCACCGAACATCGTAACCACCACGGGGGTCGTTACCAAGTCCTGCGCATTGCCGACAGGAGCGAGGTTCGCACCAACGTATCCGTTGAAGACCATGATCGTCCCGTCAGAGAACGTCCACTTGAATGCGCGTTGCTCCTTCAACTTGGACGCAACCTTCATTGCCTGCAGCGCAGTGTCGGTAACGTCCCAGATGTTTTCCATCGTGTAGTTGATGGCGGACGGTGTGCCGGGAATGGCCGACGATGCCTTGTCATGAATCGTGGTCGTGTCGACGAACGGGTAGTCGCCGCCAGATGCCGAAATGCCGCGTGCGGTACCAAGACTGGTGCCGAGCGTCAACAGCTGGACCGTACCGGAAGTAAACGTGCCATAGTTGGTCGTGTCCTCGCCTTCCAATTCGAACGAATCAGTTAGAGGGTTGGCTACACGAAACACACGACCACGCACCTCAGTCATGCCTTGCACATCGGGCAGTAGTACATACGAGCCAGCGGCATATCCATGGCCAACACAACTGACCACACCCGGATTTGCATTGGTGATGCCGGTGATGGTTTTGGCAGTGGCAATAGCAGACTGCATTGCAACCTGCACATTACTCCAAAGCTTCGGTTTCATTTCTAACTCCTTATCAGATCAAAGTTGAGGGTGAACCTTCCGCAGTCATCACCGTTACAGCCCAAGTGATGCTTAACTTCGCGTAAGACGTCTGGTCCTCGTCGAGCAGCACAGTTGAGTGCACGAGCGAGAAGTCCTTCATTGCTGGCAACTGCGCCAGCATTGCCGCATTGGTCAGCTTTTGCTCTATCTCAGCAGCTACTGCGCCAATAGTGGTTTCCAAGTCCTCAGGATCAGCAATCCTGATCGGTGCTTCAACATTGACGCCGATCACCCTTCGGTAAAGCGTCGCAGTGTGGATCGTCAAACGCTCCACTTCCTCCGATTCGAAATAAACCATCAGGTACGTCTTGATGATTCGCGTCGACTCAATGCGTTGCTTTTTGACCAAATCCCAATTCGCGGGCGTCACGGACAGCAGCGCCACCATCGCATCTATGACTTGATCGCGTGCGTGGCTCATAACTTAATCACCTTCCACGGAAACACGAGTTGCTCAACTGCGAGCGGCACACGCGTGATGACTGACCCTGACTCTATGTTACCTTGAAAGTTCATCCAGTGCCCGACCAGCAGCATGATTGCTTCCTTGATGGGCTGCGGCACCTCGTCCGCCGATGCATACCCGGCGCTATACACCACTTCAACCACGTTGTACGCATCGAGCGTAGCGGGCCAGGAAGTTCCGTAATAGGGGACGAGCCATGCCGGTTCGCTGTAGTTGTCCAACACGTATTCGGTGTTGCTCATCGTGTGTTGCACACCACTGGTGTCAACGTATTTTACGCTGATGATCGCCGACACTGGTGCATACGGCAGTTCGATTTCAGGCGGAAATTCATCAAGGATAACCCTCCAACTCGCTAGCATAAGCGAACGCTGCAAGTACTCTTCGATGTATTCGCGTGCTTCCTTGATGCGGCGAGTTATGACCGCGTCCTGCGTAGTGTCCTTGATGTTAAGCTGGGCTTTAACATCAGCCAGTGTTACAGGCTCTGTGCTGGGTTGTGTGATCCTCTGCGCCATCTAAACTCTCCTGCCGTTGGTCAACTTGGACCTTTTAACACTCGACGAGCGTGGGCGACTGCCGCCAGCACTGCGCGCTCCCGGCTTCAAAATACCGCCACTAACGAACGACGCAGTATCACTACCATATTCTAGCATGTTGGCCACCATCTGCACAACAACATTCACCAACATTGCTGCCGAATCCGCGTTGTTCTCGACAGCAGCCATATCAGCATGCACAGGGACCGACGCTGCAAACGCGGCTATGTCAGGTCCGCCCTCCGTCGCGGCTAGGTCAGCCAACAGCACCAACGGGGTCTCCCAAGCACTGTACCCGGTTGGCGGCGTATATAGGAACTGCGATGCTAGGACGTTGAGTGTGGCCTGCTGACCGGTTTCATAAAGGGCGCACGCCGGGTAAAACACGTTGGCTTCCATACCGTCCAGCCAAGATGAGGATTGCAAGACCCCATTCTTGTAGATGTCCACACGGTGCGCATCTGCATCAAACGCAAGACCGAGGACGTCCCCCGCAGCAAGACCACCGCTCCCACCATGGACTACACCAGACCCGTTATAGTAAACAAAAACACCAGTAGTCCCCCAACTGTACGAGTTGGGGAACCCCCCGACATACGACATGGAGCCTGTTGGCGTCGTTAAATCGGCGATACCCATCAGGTACTGGTTGGCTGTTACCGCGTCTGCGACGATCTCGTAATACCACTTACCAGTAGACTTCCCAACTGTACCGCGAATCGACGCCCACCCAGCCGTAGTGACGATAGTTCGATCACCGTTTGATACGGTGATAACTGGATTTTTATCAGCTGGATTCCACGGCATGCGTCACCCCATTAAGCAGCGTGGGTGATCGTACCGCTTTGAACGGTAACGGTCTGGCCTGCCGTAATGCTCATGCTGTCCACGATGATGTCCGCGCCCGAACCGGTCAGACCAACCGTAAGACCGGACACGCAGATGTTGCCTGCACTATCCTTAATGCGGGCCACCGCAGGAACGCCATCGGCATCGGCACTCACATCAGACTGCGGCATGGTGAACGTCAATACATCAGCCGCGATGGTCCCTGACGGATAAGCCAGCGCGACAGTTGCGAGCACTGCCGCATACGCTGCGCTACATACCTCAAGCGCACCGGCAGCGAGGCCAGCATCGATGGCGTCGCGCACGGCTGTCATACGGGCTGTTTTTACTGCTGCGCTGTACACGACGCTCATGATTAGCCCTCCTCGACTTCGGCTTCGATTGCCGCATCAGCAGCGAGCGAATCCAGATCGATGACCATGTCGGCACCTTCATGCTCACGGACGTACGCCACTGCCTCAGGGGTAGCGTCGAGCGAGTGCGGGTAGGCCTTCAATACGGCTTCGTGCGCAAGCACGATAGAATTCGGTTTGATAACGTGCCCACACCAGTGCAAATCCGCAGTGACGCGAGCCTCGACGATCTTCAGCTTCTCTTCTTTTGCCATTTTAATTATGGGAGGAGTTTCCCCCTCCCACCCTGATTAAGTTAAGTTACGTTTAGGTTGCGCTGTTCTGGTAGTACTTCACAGCGTTGGCATCGGTGAGGTTGCCGCCCGAACGCATCCAGTAGAGGAAACCGACCTGACCCAGCTTGGTGTAGGACGAATCGGTGAAGCGGAACGCGGATGCCGCCATGACGTCACGGATGATGTACTTGGTCATATCACCAAACAGAATCGACTTCGCGTTCGCGGCCATAACAGCAACGTCTTGGTTGAGCGTGACCGGATAACCGAGCAACATATCGCCCATCGCACCCCCAAGACCATCATAGCCGGGGAGGAAGATCGGGCGACCTTGGGTATCCTTCATCTTGCGAATCACTTTGAGCGACGCGTCGTTCATCATGAAGCCGCAACCGGCTGCGCGGTACGCGGGATCGATCGCGTGGATCAGGTCCACGAGGTCGTCGAAGATGACGCTGGTGGTTTGGCCAGTGGTGCCGACCTTACCGGACGATGCGCCAGTGACGATGCCACGGGGCTGCGCAGTGCCAGTACCAGTGGTGAAGTACGTGTTGGTCACTCGGCCAAGACGCTGCACTAGGCGACGCTGGATGAAGGCTTCGACGTCGATCTCGGAATCCTGCAGCAGTTCGAACGGGACCGCGACCACTTTGGAACTGAACT